TCTTGATGATACCATTATAGTTAAAATACATAACTTGCCCATGATGGCGGTATCCCATAAACCAAGGTGGTATAACAGTTACAAGATCGTTATTATTTACAAAACGATAATGTTCTAAATCTTCGCATTCTTTTACAAACGTTGAGTTACCAACTCTTGGTGATCCGAAGGTATATAAAACAGGCTTGTATTGTATTAATCGAGAACCAGCAATTGTTGCCATGGCTCCTCCTAATGAATGCCCGCATATACTAATCTTCTTATCAACGTGCTTTGAGAATACTTTAATTATATCTTTCCAAATATCATCGATTTCTGTTTGGAATCCATTATGTACCCATCCACCAACTTGAGCTTTATCAGGCCAAATATTCAAGTCTGCTTTAAGATCGTTAAGTTCTGTTGGTTCAGTTCCTCTACAGCATAAAACAAATTCTTCTTTGTTCCATACGCAGTGTGCTTGTGCACCGTCGTGGTCAATAAACTTATGACCGGTATAGCCTAATGCTTTAAAAAACTTTTTTGCAGTAGGACCATCTTCATATGCTATCTTTGCCATTTCTGCTTTGAGAATGGCTTCACCTTTTACATCATCAAATTGTACTTGTTGTTTCATACTAGCTCCATTTGGATATATACAATTGTGTTCAGTTATTATTTATAAATAGTTTCATATACTATTAATAGATTTATTATTAAAAACAAAGGTGAAAGAATGTCAAACAATTTAAAAGAACTAACCCGTGCCCATCACGATAACGCAGAAAGAACAGAATTCGCAGATATGTTATTAAGTGGTGGCATCAGTCCAAAACTATATCAAGAATACCTCCATGCCCAATTACAGAATTATAGAGTCCTAGAAGGCGCTGTTTCTGTACCTATGGAACTCGAACCAATTTTTAGATCTCCAGGTATCGAAGAAGATCTCCAGGAAATCGAATCACTATACGACCTAGAAGAAATTGAAGACGACCTACCATCAACCAGAGAATATGTTAAGCATATCCATAATTTAGCTGAAGCCGGTGATAACGATGGTTTGCTTGCTCATTTATATGTAAGACACTTTGGTGATGCTCACGGTGGTCAAATTATTAAACGTAATGTTCCTGGGTCAGGTCTTATGTATGAATTTGAAGATCGTAGAGATCTAATCACATTAACAAGAACTCTATTACATGATGGAATGGAAACAGAAGCAAAGAACTGCTTTGAATACGCAGAGAGATTGTTTCACGAATTAATCGAAAGATTCCATAATAATTCAGATGAATACGAATCAGAGAATTACGCTTTGGCTCGTAGAATGGGTAGCTTTGAGGAAGAGTAATGGTTGTTGATAGTGAACTGTTTGATACGTTAAGAAAACTTTCTGCCACATTAATTAATGAGTTTGATTACTCAATGGAAAGAATTGAGAACCCAAAACATGTTGCTGACCTTGACGGTTGGAAAGATTACTTTTGGGAAAGCAAATCTATTCGTAAAGCGCATCTTAAAACAATCGAACCTGTTGGTAAGAACAAGTTATGGTTAATGCATATTAATATCTTTCCACAGTTTGATGTTGATCTACCTATCTTTGGTTTAGATATTGTTGCGAATCCTAAAAAGGTTAGTGGTTGCTTTTGCGATTACTCTCCTACTGATGAATCTCAAACTGGACTCAATCACCCTTATATGATTAAGTTCAGAACCATGACTAAAGACTACGAATGGAAGAAAGCCCGTGTAATGCCTGATTGGGCTCTTAAAATCTTTTCACCAGATATCGTTGGTGCTGGTGCAATTAAAGACGGCAATGAGACTGATCAGTTAACTGACATGGCCTTACAACTATCTCGGTTCTATTGTATGGAGATGGAGAATCCTGTTTATCGTAAACGCGATTTAAACACAAAAGAAGCTCAAAATAATTACTGTAAGAATCAAAAACTGAATCGCATGTTGCATAGTTCCATTTTATCAATGGGAATATCCGAAGAGCGCAAAGACCAATATGTTGAGAATGTTCTATTTGAGGAAGTATAGATCTATATCATTTTGTAATATAATCTATAACGAAATATAATGGAAAGATATAGCAGTTTTTTCTTTAGTTTGGTATATATACAATCGTAAGGTAATACAATGTTGCCTTATGTATCAAATATTCCATTAAACACTAAGGAGAATCTTTCTAATGAAGATTATTATGGCCGCCTGGGCGATCCTGATGACAGTCACAATAGCAGTAGCAGTACCAACATTAGCAGTAGAGATTGGATATACCAATCTTCAAGCCGACACCAGCAAATTCAGCGCAAGAACAAAGTTAAGAACCATCAAAATAGAGCAGGAGCGTCATGAAAGACTTACTGCATAATTTCAAAGAAAACGAACAAGTATGTTTATTCTGTGATATAGCCGAATTTAGTTTTTTCGTTACCTTTCCGTTTGCCCTACCTTGGCTTATCATTTTATCGTCTGTTTCTTAATAAATAGATTGACATCTAACTAACAACCTGTTATAATAGATCTATCCTGGTGGTATTGAACCGTTGGGATGGATTTGTTATACATTTCAGAAATAAACCATTGACATTCATGGCAAACTGTTGTATAATGGTTCTATAAATTAAATAAAAACACATCAACAAAAATAACTATTGACATATCCTGGCAACTAGTATATAATATAAGGTATACATGACTAAAAAAGAATCAAAAGGAAAACCTGATATGTCGGTTGTTGCTCTAACACCAGATAAAATACACCACGAAATAAGTAGACACATCGCGAATGGCGTCCCATATATTGATGCACTAGTGGATTACTCTGAGAAGAATGGTATTGAAATTGAGACCATTGCTCAGATAGTAAAAAAGAGTTCGGTGTTGAAAGAAAAGATACGGACTGAGGCAGTTGGTTTAAGAATGGTGAAGAAAGAAGATGAACAAGATATCACAGACTTTAGTAAGTGATGATTCGTTTAACGCGTACGTTAAATTTCTGGCACTAAAGAAACATTTTACGACGGACGGTTACGATTACTTTAAATACAATGGAAAGGTACGAGCAAACCGCGAAACCTTTATGGCTCGCAACGATGCTTATTCTTTTGCTAAATTGGCAAAGAAAGATGATTACATTAATTTAATTATGAGTAATCTTTTAATAAATAAAAATATCTGGGTTCGAGATCTACTCGACAGTGAAGGAGAAGCCAGATACACGAATTGGAGGAAGAGGGTAGAATCATTAGGTTATATCTTCAAATCCGAGCTTGCTCATCTTGATGATGAATACAAGCGAAACTTTATATCAAGAGATGGACAACATCCTTTGGTAATGACATTGTTGTTACAAAAGAAGATTAGTTTGGAAACATTTACTATTCTTGCTCACAGTGCGAATATATTTTCATACTGGCAAGAAAAAGTAGTTGACAAACACGTATCTTTTGATATAATAAACAAATCTAAAAAGTATAAACCCTTTTTGGATTTTAACGCAGATCGGTTTAAGAAAATAATCAAAGACCGTTTTGCATTGTAATATTACGCAAATAAATCGCTATATATAGGAGAACAATTATGGCACTAACAGACTTTTCTTCACTTAAGAAGAACCGCTCGAAGACTCTCGACAAGTTGAATTCACAACTAGAAAAGATATCTTCAAAATCCTACTCAGATCCGAACGCAGGAAAATTTTGGAAACCAACAAGAGATAAGGCAGGAAATGGCTTCGCAGTCATTAGATTCCTACCAGCCTCTAAAGGTGAAGAAATGCCTTTCGTACGAATTTGGGATCACGGTTTCCAAGGACCAACAGGCCTTTGGTATATCGAGAACTCGCTAACCACCATGAATCAGGATGACCCAGTATCAGAGTTTAACTCTAAGCTGTGGAACTCTGGTGTTGAAACCGATAAAGAACAAGCACGTAAACAGAAGCGCAGGCTGAAGTATACTGCTAACGTCTATATTGTTAAAGACCCAGGTAATACTGAAAATGAAGGTAAAGTATTCATGTATCAGTTTGGTAAAAAAATCTTTGATAAATTGAATGATCTTATGAACCCTACGTTCGAAGATGAAGAACCAACCAACCCGTTTGATTTATGGGAAGGTGCAAACTTCAGATTGAAGATCCGTCAATTCGAAGGTTATCCGAACTATGATAAGTCTGAATTCGATCCTGCTACTCCATTGTCAGAAGATGATGCAGAGTTGGAAAGAGTTTGGGGAGAACAGCATCCTCTACAGGAATTAGTATCTGAAAGCAACTTCAAGACTTATACAGAATTGAAGACTAAGCTATATCGAGTACTTGATTTACAAAATGATGCACCGACTGCTTCGGCACCGGTTACTGAAACGGCAGATGAATTGGATTTATCCAGTATGTCTAACGCTTCGTCTGAGCCTTCAATGGCAACGGCAGAACCTTCAGTAGGCTCAACCGCTAGTGATGATGATGATGACCTTAGTATTTTTAAGGAATTGGCTCGTAGTTAATACCAGCATGGGGGTCTTCGGATCCCCTTTTTTTAAAGGAGACAAAATATGTCTATAGAAAAAGAAACCACCATCCTTGATTTTGATTTTGGTTTTACTGCTGTTGATGCTGAAGAATTAGAAGTCGTTCAACAAGCAAAGGCCGAGGTTACTACAACCGCTGCTTCTGCTGACGCGAGCGCTGCTAAGGCCAAATTAATATATGATGCGGTAGTACCGCTATTGAATAACTTAAAAGCAAACCCTGAAAAGGATTACATCTATTGGCCAAACCGATATGAGAAACTCGATGCGTTTGCCGACAAGTTATATACAATTCTAAGTGGAGAATAAAAAAA